TTTTAGACTTTGCCCATGCTCTCATGTCTTCATAGCCATCTTCAAATCTAACATCAATTGCCTTATTTGGCTTGAATGATGCAGTACGGACATTCTCACATTGCTTCGACCACCATTCCATTGTACTCTTACCGACCTTGCGGTTCAACCTCTTAATTTGGTCTTCAACATCAAACTTTACAAAAAATGCTGACTCTCGTAGTTCGGTGTGTGATGGTGTCTTGGTCGTATCAAAATATATTGCTGCCATACTAAGCATGACCGAATTAGATTCTTTGCCTAGTGTCTCCACATCAAATATAAACATTATTACCTTTTCTTAAAGTTATCAATTTCATCAACCCATGCCTTAGTCTGGTCAAAGGATTTCTCTTGTATCGTTGGCTCTTTGTATGTCTTACGTGGACTTGAGCACATCGGACAATTAGGCACACCACAGTCCAATGCATGGTGCTTAACTAATTTATGTGGTTCTTTTATCTCTATGCCATGTGCCTTAGCAATCTTAACTTGTTTTCTAATTGCAGTATCATCCGCATGTAGCCGACTGCTGTGTTTGTCTCTGTCTTCTTGCTTGCTCATAGGTTAAACTTATTTTTAATATTGGCAATACACCGTTGTTTTGTGCCACGAATCATGCCTCTGTCAAATGTAGTATGTGCGTGGGTTTCATCGGCATCTCTAACCGCATATATGCATTCCTCAACTATCAGTCGGCATAGTTTGTTCAGGCAGGCTTGTGCTTCGGGGTTGTTCGGTAGATGGTAGTTTATCTCCGACTGTTCTATCAAGTGGTTCATAGTGTTTAATCTCATATGGTATGAATGGCGGCTTAGGTGTGGCTAGCAATTCATCTGCTTTAAATTTAAATTTAATCATAGGTTGCATTATACACGTTTTTTCGTAATATAGTGGCAATAATATGTAGGCAACCAAAAAGAAACCCGCCTAGTGGCGGGTTGGTTTAAATCTCGTTCCAGTCGTGTGGATCTAGTTCAATGACAAGGTTTATAAAGTCTACCGCATCATCCTCACTACTAAATTCTCTAATGACCGTTTGCCCTGTATATCTTGAGGTAAACACCAACATTATGTGGTCGTCATTATAGATTGAAAATTTAATAATCCAACCATTACGTTCTGTTGGCGACCACGATTGTGCCGTGTATGCTGTTTCCATGAATTTCTTGGATGGTCTATGTGCAATAAGTCTTTTCATATGTCCCGGTCTCCTCAGGACATATGTATGCACAATTAAAGCTTGATGGCTTTGGCTGTCTTTTCAGCAACCTCTTTCATTGTGGCTGTAGACAACTCAACCACCTCATTGGTTGTACGGTTCACTTGTTTTGTGAATGTGCGTTGTGCTTCAACGAAATCTTTAATAGATTCTTTGATTTTGTCATCAAACACGAATGTGTCAACGACCTTGTTCTTTGCATCTTGTACTTGGTCAACGAAGTAGTTTGCAAAATATAATGGTGTGAAAATAGAATTGGCCATGGTTTATCTCCTTAGACGATAGGTTATTTGCCGGTGCGGTATGCACCGTATTTGGTTTCTCGGTATTCCTTAGTGAAACTACCAAGGGTTACAAATGCTTTGTAAATAGTGTTTAAAATGTTTTTCACAGATATGCCTTATGTTGATTACGTTCAAACTCTCTGACATAGTGTTCCAATTGTGATGAATCAGTTACATTACGGCTAGAAAGGTATCTGTCCAAGCGTGATTGGTAACTGTTGCCTTCAAAGAAGGAGAATAGGTAAGAAATGAGTCCGAACATAGTGTTTACGATATGAGTGATTATACTACTATATATGTTGCAATGCAATAGTTTTCACTAGAGTTCGGACTCTATTGCCTTAGTCCATTGCATCCTCATACTGTAGTTTGGCAAGAATATAGTCTTTCACCAATGATGAGCGTACAATGTCATTAGGTGTAAACTCAATGCGAGTGAAGGCATTCATGTGGTGTGCCACATCAAAGAATTTAAGAATGCCTGTTACATCATTCTTCTTCTTGTTCAGGTCGGTCTGCCTGTAATCACCACACCATATAATCTTTGAGCGGTAACCAACACGGGTCATTACTGTATCAATTTCTTCAAAGGTCATATTCTGCATCTCATCCACGATAATGATGGCATCATCAAAGGACATACCACGAATAAATGATGTAGATATGAATTCAATGTGGCCTTGTTCCTCTAGTCTATCCCATGCGTCCTTGCGACCAAATAGTGTCTCACAGATTTGGCGATAAGGCTGTTGATAGATTTCCATCTTCTCATTCACATCACCAGGCAAATGTCCAATCTCACGGCTCTGTACGGCAGAGCGAACAATAATAATTTTACCAAATGGGTTTGATTTGTCCATCACTTCTTCAATGGCCTTGTACAAAGCACAGAATGTTTTGCCTGTACCTGCAACACCATGTAGTGCTACGAAATAATCTCCTCGTTTGTATGCATCAAAGAATAGTTTTTGATTCTCTGTCAACGGGTCAAATGTTTTAAGGTCATCAAGCCTCAGTCTGAGGTGATTGGATGGTCTTGAAACTCTTTCGGTTTCAATGACTGTATTGGCGGTTGTCTTACGAGCCATGGTTTTCCTTCTCTTAGGTAACGAATCAGGTTCTTTACAATGTTTCATAGTTTATTCAATACGTGAGCCTTGTGTATTTTACAAGATACCCATGAATTGTAATATTCCGTGGTTAGTAGTGCATCGTTGATAAAAATCTCCTTAGTTTCTCTATATGAACATTCTGACCTACTTTTACATAGGTACAGTATCTTACGTGAAAAGTTTTCCTCTCCTAGTTTTTTAACATCAGCCTTTAATTCTTCGGACGAAGACCAATAGTTCGCCCATCCAGAGGACAGGCGAACCTTTTTCTTTTTACCTTTGATTTGTTTTGTGCCGGCTCGTGTAAAGAATTTCTTCCCCACATACTTGCGACCATTCGTTAGGTTGGTAATTTCATAGACGTATCCAAACCAAGTACCAACCATGTCTTCTGTAAATTCTATATCGTTATACAACCACATTAATCATCCTCATCTTCTGTATCGCTCTCTAGTATATATTCACTACAGAACGGACAGAAATGAGGATCATCTTCACATTTTTCTACATCATATTTAATTGTAAATTCAGAATCACAGTTGTTACATGTGTGATGAATTGTAGCCATTAGTTACACCAGCTTTGTTTTGCCTCGCCATAATACTCACGGGCAAATCCATTTGTGATTAACATTTGACGCAAACTTTTACCATCAAGCAATATATCACCCAACACACGGCCACCATACTTGTCCCAATCCATTAGAACAATTTGGCGCTTTGTTGAAGCATTCACGGCAGCCTTGGTAAAGGCACTTGCAGCCTCACCTCTTGCAGCTTCACTAGGACACAATGCACGATGGCCTTTCTCAGGTGTATCAACACCAAATACACGGAGACTAAGTTCTTTCTTCAATGGGTCAGGTAGAAAGTTGGCTTGGAATGCAACTGTATCACCATCAACCACTCTAGTCAGAACCGTATCATAGGTCACACCAGGTTTTTGTTTGCCTTGAGCAAACGCAATGAAAGGCACCATAAGTGCGATAACTAGTAATTTCTTCATATCAATCCTTTTTTGTTTTTTTAAATATTAAATTTACTGAGCCCATATCTCATCCCAAGTGCCTGTATGTGCAGCCTTGGCGTAATCTGTTGACCTGTTTTCAAAGAAATTGGTGTGTGTTGGTGCATTAATCATTTCTTCAACCCATGGTAGTGGGTTGCGTTTAACTTTAAAAATGCCCTTCATGCCAAGACCAATCAATCTACGGTCAGCAATGTATCGAATGTATTTCTTCAACTCATCAGCTGTTAGACCTTCCATATCACCACTACTAAATGCCAAATCAATAAATTTATCTTCTAGTTCAACCATTCGTTCTGCAATGGCATAGATTCTAGATTTGAGGTCATCATTCCAGATTTCATTATTTTCTTGTATATAGGTCTTA